GGGTGGGGATTTCGTGAATGTTTCCAAGGGGATAGGGGGGAGGGGGGGGGCATGGACTCGCGGAGTGCTGTAGCGTACGTAGAGTGAGGTAAGACGCTAGTAAAAAATTTCCAAATCATCTCCAAACAGTAGATACGAAATAAGCCCTTCTCAGAGGGTCTCTCCAAGAAAGGCTGTCATGTACCGGTTATCGGCCTAATCGCGCTGTACGAGCTTCCTAGGGCATTCTAGGGGGTATTGCCTCCCTACGGTCGGCCTACATTCCCTGCCCCTATATACTGGAAGATAAATTTTTCTACGTTTCTATCCCCAATATTACTTAGTAACCCTCACCCCGTACGGATATTATATCATGAAAATTACATTTTGTCAAGAAAAAAATTAAAAAAAGATACATTCTGAAAAAAATATTTCCATTTCTTAAAAAAAGACTTGACAAAACATCCAATATATGGTATAATACAGGTATGAAGAACAGAATTCTCTTTTTCCCCGACGGGGGGTCTGGAATCTAATGGCGTCGCAGAAGAACACGGCGGCCCGTCAGCGTGCCCAGAAGAAGTATAACGCCAAACCCGAGCAGAAGAAGCGCCGGGCGATGCGTAACGCCGCTCGCAGGAAGATGATTGCAGCCGGAAAGGTTCGGAAGGGTGACGGCAAGGACGTCGCTCATAAGAACAACAACCCTAGGAATAACTCCTTCTCGAATCTCGCCGTACAGAGCAAGGCTAAGAACCGTTCCTTCCCTCGTAATAGAAAGGCGGGCAGAAAATGAAGGCCAGAGTCTACGGCTCTTCATCTAAGGAAGACGCTATGAAATTAGTCGACTCCTTTGTTAAGAGGAACGCCACCTTCGCACGATTAATAGAAACTCCCGAGATGACTTCCTTCCAATACAACGGCGCTACGATTCGCCGTTGGGGAAATCGTTACGACTTCGCAGTAGTGGAGGATTAAGTGAACAACAGGGAGAAATTCGCCCATATCCCCGCAGATAAGGAATTGAACCCTCGGCAGCAGATGTTTGTCGAGGCTTACTTCACTTCCGACTACAACGCCACTGAAGCCGCCCGTATCGCCGGTTACTCCGGAGAGAATCTTAATAAAGTCGGGCACGAGCTTCTCTCGAAGCCCCATATCCGTGCCGCCATCCAAAAGCGTGCAGAGGAAAGATTGAAAGAGATCTCGTTGACGGAAGAGTACGTCATCCGGAAACTCGTCCGTACTATTGAAAAGGCTGAGCAGGACAACAACCTAACCGCCGTACTTCGTGGTATCGAACTCGCTGCTAAGAACCTCGGGATGCTCCGTGATAAGGTCGAGCATACCGGTAAGGACGGTGAAGCCATTAAATACGAGGACATCCAGAATGAAGCAGCAGATTTCACCCGCTCAATATCTCGCATCGCTACCAGAGGACGAGAGGGAAAAAATCCTCTCAAACTTGTCAGCGGAAGCGAAAGCGAGACTTAAATATGAGTGGTCTTTCTGGGCAAGACCGAACCAAGTTGCGCCGGAAGGTGAGTGGAATACTTGGCTTATCCTCGCCGGAAGAGGTTTCGGAAAGACAAGAACCGGGGCAGAAACAATCCGAGATTGGGTTTGCGGAGATACGCCCCTATCAAGAGGTTCCTGCTCTAGAATTGCTCTCGTTGCTGAAACGGCTGCGGACGGGCGAGATGTCATGGTCGCAGGTGAATCCGGTCTTCTTGCCGTTCATCCACCCGATTTCCGCCCTGTCTTCCAACCCACGAACAGACGAGTTATATGGCCTAATGGTGCAATTGCAACCTTATATAATGCCACTGAACCCGATCAGCTTCGAGGTCCACAGCACGACGCCGCGTGGTGCGACGAACTCGCGAAATGGCGATACTGCCAAGACACTTGGGACCAGCTCCAGTTCGGACTCAGACTAGGCGACTACCCTCGCACCATCGTCACCACTACTCCACGGCCTCTACCTCTCATTAGGAAGCTCGTTGCGGATCCACGAGTCGTTGTCACTCGGGGGGCGACATGGGATAACGCACAGAATATGCCCGACTCCTTCATCAAGGAGATCGAAGACAAGTACTCCGGGACCCGATTGGGTCGACAAGAGCTAGAAGGAGAGATTTTAGATGACATCCCCGGCGCTCTCTGGACGCGCGAATCTATTGACAACTACCGTATTAAAGACAATGTCCCGGACTTTGAGAAAATCGTTGTATCTGTGGACCCTGCCGCATCCTCGAACGAGGGAAGCGACGAAACCGGAATCGTCGTAGTCGGCCTCGCAAGAGATAAAGACGGTTACGCGAGAGGATACGTACTCGAAGACGGCAGCTTGAAGGGTTCTCCGGAAGAATGGGCGAAGAAAGCCGTCTCTCTTTACCGAAAATGGTCCGCTGACCGCATCGTAGCGGAGAAGAATAACGGCGGGGAGATGGTAGGATCGGTCCTTAAGACTGTTGATAGGTCTGTTCCGATCAAATTAGTCCACGCTTCCCGAGGGAAATACGTCCGAGCAGAGCCGATTTCGGCCCTTTATGAACAAGGAAGAATCCACCACGTCGGTCGTTTCGATCATTTAGAAGATCAGATGTGTCTTTTCTCTATTGATAACCTTCGTAACGAAAATACCGGATCTCCGGACAGAGTCGACGCCCTAGTTTGGGGATTAACGGAGATTTTCGACAAAATCACTTCCAGACCGAGAGTCCCTCGTGAGGAAAAATCAGCCCCGGAGGGTTCAGTTTACCGTCCGATTCACCATCTTGCTAATGTTCCCGGCGGTTGGATGGCCGGCTAAAGGAATTAAACCATGCTTAACAGATTAAATAGAACCGCTCCGTCTGGCCGCCTTGCAGCGATCACTCCTTCAGACACTGCCGTCTTTACGGCCCCGATTTACGCGATTTACGTAGGCGGTACAGGCAATATCGCCGTGAAAGCGGCTGAAACGGGGAATACCGTGACATTTACGGCCGTCCCGACGGGTACCATTCTTCCGATTCTCGTCACCCAAGTCCTCTCTACGGGCACTACTGCAACTAACTTAATAGGTTTCGGGGGCTAATGAGCGACCTGCTTCTCTACTTAGCCGGGGGTGCCGCCCTTTCAGTAGGCGGTTACGTCGCGTACGCCTATAATGCCGCCGTAAGCGGCCTTTCTAAAGAGGTTCCTGCCCTTCTCTTGGATGTGAGTCTTGAGACCCCCGCCGAGGAGCCCTTTCCTGAGTCGGTCGTCGAAGAGATTTCTGAGCCGGAGCCGGAAACTGAGGCAGAAGTAGAATCTGAGCCCGAATCTGCCGAAGAAGTTCTAATCGATTGGGGCAGCGTCCCTACTGTCGATAGGGTTAATTTCCATATACGGCGCTTCACTATGGCGCTGGAGCAAAATCAAGACGAGACTTTGACTGAAGAGCTCTCTAGGAATCTTCGGTATTGGAAGGCTGTTAAGGCCGCTATTGAGATCGGACAAGGGTAATGTCTACTCCAGTAGTTTATAACCAGTTCAAGCTTAAGCAGCACAACGGGAACGATATTAACCTTGCTTCGGCGACGATTAAGGTTATGATCGTGACTTCCGCGTATACACCATCTCTGGCACACGCGTTCAAGAGCGACATCACGAATGAAGTCACCGGCACGAATTACGGCGCTGGCGGCACCGCCATCTCGGGTGTAACGCTTGCTTTAGATGGAAATACGGTGGAATGGATTCACAACGATATTACTTGGTCGCAAAGCGGAACCGGCTTCTCAAACGGAAGAACCTTCATCTGGTATGAAGACACAGGCGCAGCCGGCACTTCCAAGCTCATTATGTATATGCAGGAAGCATCAGACTTCGGCAATGTTGCTGGCGACCTTCTCTTAGATGGGTCAGCCGCTACCGGCGTCCTTAATATCACGTAAGGTAACGAATGGCTGACAACACTACATTGAATGCTGGCTCTGGCGGTGACGTCTGTGCTTCTGACGATATCTCGGGGGTGAAGTATCAACGAATTAAGTTGATTCACGGAGCCGATGGGACCAATGACGGCGACGTTTCTACGACGAATCCGCTGCCAATTGTCACCTATTCCAAAAATCCTGTTTATCGATTATTTATTCCAGCCCAGGCGGCAGGCGCCAACAAAGTCATGTTTGACCTCTTTAACGCTACGGGCTCTGGAAAAATCATGAAAGTAAAGTCTGTCCGTGCGATTAAAGACGGCTCAGTGGCCGTTACCGGGTCCCTCTCTGTCAAACTGTATCTGACCTTTACCACTACAGTGGGCACGGGTGGAACAGCCGCCACAGAAAACGGTACGACATTAACCTCTCCAGCGATCAGCGAACACGACAGTAATAACGCCGCACTCCCCTCCGGGGTTACGTCTAGGGCTGCTCCCTCCGGAGGGGCCACGGCCGGCCGAGTGATTGCAGAAAGACACGTTTTCACAGAAGAGACAAGTTCGGCCGGCTATGAACACCCCGAATTTTTAATGCCTCAGGGCTTAGATGTCCAGCCGCTTATTGTTAGAGAAAACGAAGGCATTCGCGTTGTTCAAGGTTCTGTTGCCTCTGTAGGCAATATCGGATTTGATGTTCTTTTTGAATTACAATAATGCTTACTCTTCTTTTTCAGCAAAACAGCTTTTTTAAAAATAGTATAATTGTAATCACGTCTTCTTCGATTGTGTATTCTCCTCAAAACATAGTTAACAACGCGAAACGCTTTATCACTGTTTTAACCCCCTCAGAAACGTATACTCCTCAAACTATTACGATAAATGCTAAGACGTTTCTAAACGTGACATCAGGAACAATTACTTATTCCGGCGCAACTCTTACAACCAACGCAAAAACGTTTAAAGGAATAGCCCCAGTATTAATTACCTACTCTGCTTTACCGGTAGACGTTAATGCTAAGACATCTGTGATCGTTATCAACGCCCAAGAGAATTACGCTCCTGCTAGTATTTCGGTCTCGGACAGAGGCGTCAAACCTTATCATAAACTTTCGTACTCGTTGAAGTACTCGACTGCTTAATTCTTCAAGGATAAAAATGGCTAAGAACAAAAACCCAGAATTCAGAGAAGTCGACAATCTTCCCTTCGACGGCGAAGTCGAAAAGAAGTATGTCCCCGAGGGGTATGAAAGTATCGAAGACTACCTGAAGAATCTTCGCGAGGAGTATGAAGCAGACCTTCAAGCCGATGAAATGAATCGTAGAGAGGCCATTACTGATTTGGAATTCGCCGCTGGTCAGCAGTGGGACCCTCGGGTTTTACAGGCTAGAGAAGGCCTTCCATGCCTCACTATTAATACGATTCCGCAGTTTACGGCTCAGCTTGTTGGCGACTGGAGGCAGAATAAGGCCTCGATTAAGGTTCTCCCCGCCGAAGACGGCGATCAGGACGTAGCTAACATCCGTGCCGACCTGATCCGCTCAATCGAATATAAGTCGAGGGCCGATCGGGTTTACGCCAACGCCTTTGAAAGTCAGGTGACTTGTGGGGATGGTGCGTTCCGCGTTTCAGTTGATTACGCTAAAGATGACGTCTTCGATCAGGAACTAGGTCTTAACGCTATCGACGATCCTCTTTCAGTTATCTGGGATAGGTTCTCTATCGATCCCACAGGTAAGGACGCCACGAGATGCTTCGTTGAAGACCGTCTTTCCCGCAAGGAATTGAAGAAGAAGTGGAAGGACGCAGATCCCTCGACTCTTGGAGATAGGTTCGGTAAAGAACTCTCTACTACTGGATGGGTCGATAACGACTCCGTGAAGGTCGTCGAACACTGGCGAATGATTGAGAGGGATAGGTTAATCGGCCTGTTCCCGGACGGTGCTATCCGGCACATAGAAGCAGATAATTTAGAAGAAATAACAACGAAGCACGGCGCTCCGGTCAAACTCCGTAGAGCCCCTTGCCTGTATGCACAGATGCACCTCGTAACCGGCTTCGCCATTCTTGATGGGCCGTACGAATACAAATTGAATCGCCTTCCTATCATCAGAATGATGGGCAGGACGTATAATGTTGAGGGTAAGAGAATTCGTTACGGATTAGTTCGTAACATGAAGGATTCTGCTCGACTTCGTAATTTCTGGCGCTCCGTCGCTGCCGAACAATTAGGCTATGCCCCGAAGGCGCAATGGATCGCTCCCGAGTCCGCTGTTGAAGGACGCGAAGAGGCTTTTCGGAGGGCCCACCTCTCTAGAGATCCTCTTCTTGTTTACAACGACGGGGCCGAAGCCCCTCCGGAAAGAATCCCTCCTCCGACTCCCGAAATGGCTCTTCTCAACGAAGCCCAGATCAACAGCCAAGACATGAAGGACGTCACAGGGATTCACGACGCCTCCCTCGGAATTAAGTCGAACGAAACCTCAGGCAAGGCTATTATGGCGCGCCAGAGAGAAGGCGATGTCGCGTCCTTGACTTACTACGACAACGGCAACGCTTCTATTCTCGAAGCTGGTGACGTCCTCAATCAGCTAATCTCGCAGATTTACGACAGCACGAGAATAATTCGTATCGTAGGTGAGGACGAAGCCGCCAGACTGGTTCGCATTAACGATCCAAACGACCCGTCGTCTCCTAATCTTGCCGTAGGCGGATATGACGTCGCTATTACGACTGGGGCGTCGTTCACTACGAGGCGTGCTGAAGCCGCTGAAGCCATGATGAATGCCGTCCAAGTTTGGCCGCAGTTGATTCAGGTGGCTGGCGATATTATCGCTAAGGCTCAGGATTGGCCGGGGGCTGACAAGCTTGCCGACAGATTGAAGAAGACTATTCCTCCGCAGTTCCTTGATCCAGAAGATCAGCAGGAGGGCGGACAGGCTCCTCAGATCGACCCTGAGCAGATGCAAAGCTTATTTGAAGATTACCAGAAGACGAAGGAAGAGTTAGCCCAGTTGAAGGCTGATAGAGAAATCGAATGGTATAACGCGGAAACTCAGAGAATTCGTGCCCTCTCCGATAACATGGTTGATGGCAACGATATCGAATTGAACGCTATTTCAGAAATTCTGGCTCATGAAAGAGCCGAAAAAGATAGAGAGGCCGCTATGAAGCAAGCTTCTAGATCGTCGGACAGCGGCAGTTAATCCACTCTGCCGTTGAGTCTCCGCAATAAAAGTGGGCTCGGTTAAAGGACCGCATCCATCTATGGACCCTAACGCTACAATCGCACCCGACACTGACAATATGGAAGACTTCGAGAAGTTGTTTTTCAATAAGGAAGAAGAGGTAAGCGATCTCGGGAACGAAACTCCCGCCCCTGAAGACATTCAGGAAAACGACGACACAGAGGATAATAAAGAGGACATCCAAGAAGAGCCTAAGGAAGACGCTGAAGAAGAGAAGCCGTCGGAAGACGACAAAGATCGACTAAAGCTTAAACCTAAGAAGAAAGCTCAAGAGCGTATCGACGAACTTACTCGTGAGAAGCACGAGATTCGTAGAGAAGCTGAAGAGCGCGAAGCCGCCCTACTTAAGAAGATTGAGGAACTCCTCGCTCCGAAGAAGGAAGAGCCGGCCGCTGTAGAAGAGAAGCCGACCGGCGCCCCTACTCCTGACGACCTCGACGAGAACGGCGAGCCGAAATACCCTCTCGGGGAATTCGATCCTGCCTTTATCGACGCAAGAGTTCAATTCATGATCTCGAAGGAGCGGGAAGCAATCCGGCAGGAAGCCGAAGCCGAGAAGGTTAAGGCAGAACAAGAAGCTGCTGAGACTAAGTCTAGGCAGGCTCTTGAAGAACTACAGTCGTCTTGGAACGAGAAGCTAGAGAAGGCTGAAGAGGCCTTCCCCGATATCAGAGAGAAGGGGTCTACGCTAGACCCGGTATTCAACAGCCTTGAACCGGCCTACGGAGAATACCTCGCGACTACTCTGATGTCGCTCGACCATGGTCCTGAAATCCTTTATTATCTCGCTGAAAACCCTGACGAGGCCAAGAGTATTGCTCAAGCCGGCCCTGTCAAAGCAACTATCGCTCTCGGTATATTGGAAGCCCAGTTCTCCGGGAATAAGAAAACCGAGGTTAAGGTTACGTCTGCTCCGGAGCCCCCGGCGATCCGTGCTAGAGGCACTGGCGCTAGGACTTCGATTCCGGCGGATACCGACGACCTCTCGGCTTTCGAGAGAGAGTTTTTCAGGAAGAAGTAATTCCTGCTCTCGCGAAGGCTGTAGCTAGGATTAAGGATTTTTAACTATGCCTACTATTACTGTAGACCAGTCAAAACTGGTCATGAATGCCTTTGCGGCAGTCTTTCAAAACAACCTGATCGCTTCGGATCTCGTCACTTGGAAGATGTTTGACACCGAAATGAATGATCGTAACGGCCTTCAGGTCGCCGAACAGGTTGGTCCCCGATTCTCGGTGACTACCACGACTGATGGCGTGAAGGATCTTACCTCGGGTGTTCAGGATTCCGTGTTCGGGTCGGAACAGTTCAAGCTGAACAAGACCTTCGGCACCAGCATGGGTTGGGGCGATTTCGTGAAGATTCGTGATATCGGCGATGCCCGTGAGTCGGAAGCGTTAACTAACGCCGCTACTCAGCTTGCTGAAGTGATTGATGCGTACATCCTTCAGACTGCTGTACTCGCTTCGAATAACTGGACCGGCACTGCTGGTGGCGTCACCGTCGCGGATCTTACTGACGTCGCTTCGGCCTATACTCGGCTGAAGAAGGAAGGTATCTCGGATAACAACCTCCGACTGGTACTCGACTATGACGACCGTCAGGCTCTTTCGGAGACGCTGGTTGCCTATCCGGCGACTGACAGTCTTTCGACTGGCGCGTTCCGTAACGGTTTCGCTGGCGAGATCAACGGCATCCCGACAGTGTTCACTCAGCAGCTTTCGGCCCTTACCGTGGGCTCGCGCGCTGCTTCCGGGGCTTCGCTGATTAACGGTGCTTCCCAGAACGTCGATTACAAGAATGTTGCGGTGTCTTCGGCCCCTGGTCAGTACCTCACCCAGACTATCTCGATTGACGGTCTTACCGGCTCTCAGACGGTTAAGGACGGCGAAGTTCTCACTATTGCCGGTGTTTACGCCTATGACAACAGGGCTCAGAAGGTGCTTCCGCATCTCCAACAGTTCCGCGTTGTGGGCGATCATACGGCAACGGCTGGTGCTATTGCGGCTCTCCGTATCTTCCCGGCGATGATCGTTGCTGGTTCGGGTTCGGGAGGCGACATCCTCGTTAATACTGCTCATGCCACCGTATCGGCGGCTCCGGCAGATAACGCTGCGATTACCTATGTGGGTACTGCTTCGACGGCGTATACCCCGAGGGCTTTGATCCAGAAGGACGCTGTCATCGTTAACACCGCTCCGTTGATTATGCCGGCGACCGGAGAAGGTATGCGTAAGACGCTGACGAAGGTTCCGCTTTCGGTTAGAATGTGGAAGCACTCGGACTTCAACACTGGGGCCCACTCGGTGAGGTTCGACGTCGCACTTACTGCGAACGTTCGCGAACGCCGTAAGGTCATTCGAATGAATGGCGTAGCCTAACCACCTTGGGGAGCCTCTTCGGGGGCTCCCCTCCCTCTACCTCTCGGAGTAATCATGGCCGCTTCCAGATTCTATCTTCCTTTTCGACCTGCGATTGATGCGAACGCTCTGAGAGTGGTTCCTAACGCTAAGCTATATTTCTATTTAGTCGGTACCAGCGACCTCCAATCGGTTTATGCTGATACCGGATTGATTACTCCGCTGGCTAATCCCGTGACGGCTAACGCCGCCGGTAGATGGCCGGCTATTTATTTAAATGACTCGTTGACGTATAGAGTAGTCTTGAAGGACTCGAACGACGCCATTCTTGATGAAGAGCCGCGCTATATTCCCGGCTTTGTCGGAGAAGAGCCGACTATCCCCTCTGTTACGGCAGTATCTATTGAAGAGTTTGGTGGCGTAGGGTACACAACTGCTGCTGCTGCCAAAGCCGGTACCGATAATCGTTCGGCGATTCAAGCGGCTATCGACTACCTTGTCGATCTTGGGGGCGGAACGATTTATTACGGAAAACCCCACTACGCCTTCGCCGCTGACCCTCGCGCGCTCGCCACGAATGATATCACCACCGGCCTTGACGGCATCCCTCTGATTATCGACGGGGCGCATATCACGTTCGAATCGACTTGTGGAGGAACCAAGATTTATCGTCGCGCTGCTGGCATGGCCGATCCGGCTAATTGGTCGAACTGGCCGTTGCTTTCCACTGGCACCGCATCTCTCAAGTTTTGGCGCGGCGGTGCGATTTTCCTCAAGGGGCAAGCATCGCAACCGACTGACTATTCATCTCGCGCAGGGGTCACGCTTGACGGGGTTATTCTTGACGGGGGTATCTCGCGAGGGTCGTCCTACGGAGTGATGAACAACGGCACGGGCGATGGTTGGGATTTAACCGACAAGGGAATCTGGAGTGACAATGCCACAACGGGGCCGGGTGGAATTTTCTCTACCGGCGATATTCGTATCATCAATGGTGGCGGGGTAATCGGGTTCAGGGGTGAATTGCTTTACGGGCCGAACAACACCGATTGCACCATGTTCATTCGCGACGGAATCTTGGGCGAAACTAACGCCTCTTGCTTAAATCCCAATAGCTGCAACCTCGATGTCGATGGACTTTATTGCTACAATTTCAACTTTGCTTTCGAGGGATGGGGCGGCAAATCCGGGCGGGTTGTGAACGCCACATTCGAGAACGGTGTTGCCTCGTCTCCGCTACAAGGTGGCAAGTTCGGTGTGGGGACATTCTCAAGTTATTACGCACCGACGCGGGTTACATCGACCGTGACGCCCTATTGCCACATGGACAACATCGTTTTCAAGAATGCCGATTTCAGCCCCGGATCGTGGCTCGATATCGGCAAGATTACGATGATCGACAGCGCGATGAATTTCACCAACGGGACGTTTGCGGACGGAATCATCGACACACGGATTTCCGAAGTCGTTTTCGTCACCGATCAGGAAAGTGCGCACGGAATTACTTTTGCAGGCGGAGATGGGGTCAACTCGGCCAACCAGTCGATTCAGGACATCAAGATCGACCGGGTTTCATTCCAGCGAACCAAGGTCGCCAGAGATGCAGCCCGCCTGCCCGGAAACCCTGTGACATGGTATGCTTCGCTTGGACCCGGCATCGTGATTGGAGAATTGACCGGGGAAATGTCCACCCCGCCGCGCTATGCGGCGGCATCATCCGGCTATGCGGTGAACTTCCTTTCGACCAATATCCAAAGCATAACCGGCTACGGGGTGGCGACACAGAACGTCCAAACCACCAACCTTCTGCAAAGCGTGGCGAATAGCTGGCGTGGCCCGTTTGTGGGCGTGACGACTACGGGCGCCAATGTCTATGCGATGTATTTGCCGACGACCGGATTTATCGAAGGTTCAGAATTGACCATCCGCAATGACGGGCCGGGGCAGATTTACATCGACGGCAACGGGGCGGGCGGTTCAGGTTCGGGCCTCAGGGACAAGCAGGGGCCGGTATGGTTGCCGATAACAGAAACGTTGGTGCGCTTCCGTTTCGACGGCAGCTTTTGGACGCACGTTTCGGGCGGGGATTACACCGCCGTTACCACGGTCGGCAATCTCCCTGCTGCGGGCGCCATATGGCAGAACATTCGCTTGATGGTTACAGATAGCAACACAGCCTTTACAGCGGGTATCGGCGCTATTGTCGCGGCGGGCGGGGCGCATGTCGTGCCGGTCACATGCGACGGCACGAATTGGAGAATTGGATGACTACTTTACGTCAAATCATTACCGATGCCTATAGAGAAAGTAACCTCATTCCTGTGGGAGAAGTTCCTGAGGGAGAGGAGTATGACGAAGCTCTTCGTAAGTTGCAGAATATCATTAAAACTCTAATCGCAACTGAACTTGGTGAGAACTATGTAGAAGTGTCTTACGGGCTGGAGGGCTTAAATCAGGCAGACGCGATTTCTAGAGATATTTCAAGCCTGATTTCATCTGGATACCTCCCTACTAACACACGTATTGTTTGCAACCTTTCGGCCGATACTACGCTGTATTTAGATCCAGAGCCACACGACGGAGCTAGGATTTCCGTTGTCGACTCTTCAAACAATTTTTCCACTAATTCATTGACTTTAGACGGTAACGGAAGAAGAATTGAAGAGGTTGATACGATTTCGTTAACTACTGATGGGGTGTTCCGTGACTGGTTTTATAGAGCGGACCTTGGAACATGGGTAAGAGTTACTGATCTTACGGGGGATGATGACAGTCCGTTCCCTTCGGAATTCGACGACTACCTTTCCATTTCGTTAGCTCTTCGTCTTCACCCTCGTCATGGAGTTAACACTGCTGCTGAGACTGGAGATGCTCTGATGCGGGCCAGAAGAGCGTTTAAAGCTAGGTATCAGCAGCAGAGGCAAGAGTCTTCGGAACTCGCTCTTCTCCGCTTGCCGTCTATGAGAATTTGGGCTTATGGGTCCAACGTGAACTGGTTTAATAAAGGCCTTATTTAATGGATATGTTCATCGGGACGTCTTCGTTCGTACGTGACAGGGGCAACTTCCCCGAACTCCCGGTTGTGAATATGTTTGCTGAACAGTCTCCGACGGATAACAAGCTCGTATTAATTTCTAGGGCTGGCCTAGGAGCTAATGCGGTTTCAATGGGAACCGGCCCTGTGGCCGCTCTTTTTCAAGGAGATGGCGTTCTTTCTGGGGGCCTATTTGGAGTCTCGGGGGGCAGGTTCTACGACGCCTCTTCAGACGAGGGGGCAATAGCCGGGCCCGGGCCCGCTTCGATGGCGGGGTATGACAACCAGATATTCATTGCTAACGGCAGTACGTTATATAAGTACAACGGAACGACATTGTCTACGGTAACCTTTCCGGACAGTGCGAATGTCCTGAAGGTTGTTTCTGGTTCGTCTAGAATCGTGGCGGTGAGGAAGGACTCTCAGAGGATTTATTGGACAGACCCCTTAGGAGCTACCTTCGCTGCTCTGGATTTTGCGTCTGCCGAATACATTCCAGACAACATCAAAGACATCCTTTTCATCGGTGACGCTCTCGTTATCTTCGGATCTGAGACTACTGAGTTCTGGCCTGTCTCTGGCGACGTAGATATCCCGTTTGCCCCAATGTCAGGCAGAGTTTTTAACGTGGGTGTCAAGGCCACTGGAGCCGCTACTAAATTTGGAAGCTCTTTCGCTTGGGTAACTAATCAGAATACGATTTGTATCAATACCCCTGAGAACATCGTTTCCTATCCAGGACTAGAAGCTAAAATAGAAGATTCGACAGACGTTCGTTTATGGACGTTTATTTTTGAAGGAACGGAATTCTTAGCTCTGACCTTAGATACAGAGACATGGGTTCTTCATCCGCGTAGTAACGGATCTTGGACTCTGATGGAATCATTCGGAGAGACTAACTGGAAGGCCGGTTGTTTCGCCGGAGGTGTCTTCGGTTCGTCCGTTGACGGGGCTTGTTACAACTGGGTAGATGAGGATGCCGATTTCGGAGGAACCCTTGAAAGGCGTTTCCGGGCATGGCTGCCTATCGAAGCCGGACTGGTCCAAGTATTTAATGTCTTAGCAAGAGTTAATGCCGGACGGACCACCTACCTTTCGACAGAATTCGCCAATCCAACGATAGAAATGAGATTTTCTTACGATGGTGGCCAGAATTGGTCTGAATGGAGAGAGAGATCTTTAGGCCCTCAGGGGAAATATCGAGCCCACCCGAAGTGGAACTCGTTAGGGAGTTTCGCCTATCCGGGGATTCTCCTCGAATTTCGAGTTACGGACGAAGTCCCGTTCAGGGTTTCGGGCGTCAGCGTTAACGAACAGGTAGGAGGAAAGTAATGGCGTTTATTCTTCCTAAACTCGACCGATTGATTAAAATGGTTCAAAATGACCAAACCCCTACGTATACTTATCACCGATGGTGGCAGGATTTCGCTAAGGGCATTGAGCAGGCGTTAAACAGCCTACAGGACGCGATTGATGCCGCTGCTGCTGCTCAAGCTGCTGCCGACGCTGCTAACACCGCTGCGGCTAACGCCCAGAACGCAGCAGACGCCGTTACTTCGGATCAAGCCTTGATTAATAGCTATGTCACCGGCGTTACTTTAACTGGTGTCGATACGGGAAGTAACGCCAAAGTAACCGTATCCACCCACACTAGGAACTACGCAGACGGAACATCTGTCTCTGTTACCGGGGCGGATGTCACCGGCTTGAGCTATTCCACGCTGTACTACATCTACTACGACCAAGCATCAAGAGCCGGGGGAACCGTGACTTATGTCGCCACTACGAGTATAGCGACAGCCGCTCAGTTAGGTGACAGGCACCTTGTAGGGTCCGTTACGACTCCTGCTGCTGCTGCTGGCAACACCTCCGGTCTTTACGTTCATCCTCCGGGCGTCGGAGACATTCTTTGATCTATAGAAGTTTTAACGTCGAGAAGTTTTCCGAGGTACTCCGCAACTACCCTGATCTCGTGCTTCCTCGGTTCGATGCAGAAGAATGGGTCTCTAACCCCGATAACATCCTACTTACTGATGGGGAAGGGAATTACGGGATGTTTCACTTCCTCTCGGAAGGAGTTTACGAAGTCCATCAGTTTCTTACGTCGAGGGGTAAAGAAGCCGTGAACTTCTGTAGAGAAGGGCTTGATACGTTTGATATCGTGGTGTCCCCGAAAGTACTTATCGGACTGACCCCGGACGTCAAACCGGAAGCAAAGTGGATGGCGAGGAGGATGGGTTTTACTTCTCTCGGGCCCATAGATACAAATAACGGAAGATGTGAATTCTTCGTCTCATTGAAGGAAAATAAAGAATGAGTTTCTTAACCGGCGGCTCTAAGAGCAAACAAACCAGTACTTCGTCTGCACAGAATCAGTCGACAAACTGGTCTTTCAATAGGGCGTACAACGACATTGCTAATGGCGTCTCTCCGTTGATGGGGAACGCGGCCGAGGGCAGTTCTGTTTTCGGGAGGCTCTTAGGATTGAATGGTAACGGCGGATATAACGCTTGGAAACAGAACGCCGGGTTTGATTGGGGCGCCGAGAGGGGGGGTGCCGGCCTTTTCGCTAATGCCGCCGCGAGACGCCTGCTTGACAGCGGCGCTACCAGAAAGGCTATGATGGCTTTCGGGGAAGACTATTCACATAAGTTTTTCAATGATTACATCCAGCAGTTGATGCAGTACTCCGGTCTTGGCCTGAATGCCGGGCAGCTTCTTGCGGGCGCCGGCAACATGTCTGGAGGACAGTCTACTGGGACGGCTAACAGCTACTCCACTGGAACGTCCAGTCAGAAAAATGGTCTTGGAAGCCTTATCGGCTCTGCCCTTGCAATCGCTTCATCATGAAGAACGGGCTGATGTCTGTCGACTACGGCAAATTGAAGGAGATCTTGTAATGACGATTATGCCAATGGGTGGCGGTATCGGGGGTCTTCCTCCGTATATGAGTAGATTTCCTTTTCAAATTCCTCCGGCTAGTTTACCCGTACAGGACGGCATAGGGTCGATGCTCGGGAGAGGGTTCCCTTCCGAAGGAAAGAGGAAGCTCTTCGGGGAAGGAGGGTCTGTAAGCGAAATTCTTGGGAAGATTGGCGACGCGTTACTCCTAGCCAACGGCCTTCCCATGTACCACAAACAGGAAATGGATAGGCGAGCTGTCGCAGAAGCGATGCAGGGTTTTACTGAGGATCCTCTTGCTGCTATTGAGAGGCTTGCTCAGAAGCAGCCGGAACTTGCTCAAAAGTATTACAACGATTACCTCGACTCTCAAGCAAAGTCGGCAACTGCCGCAGAAGCTAAGAGAGGCCACGATATCACTGAAAGAGATAACGTCTTTGACAGGGATATGAAGTTGAATGAAACTATTGGAGGGCTCCTTAACAGAGCCAACGCCGATAACTATACGTTGATACGCGACAGAGCAAAAGCCTTAGCGAAAGCATACAATAGCACAATCGCCGATACTCTGCCTGAAAATTGGGATGAAAGAAGTGTTCGTGATTGGGCAATTAGCTCAATGCCTGTGAAGGATCAGGAAAATATCAATTACAGGAATGATCGTCTTTCGCAATTCGACAGAGGACTGGATATTCAGGAAGGCCGCTCTGGTGAGATTGCTCGCCATAACCGAGAAACTGAAGACATCCAACGTAAGAATACTGAAATTAGTAGGGATCGAGCCCGCGTCTACGCAGAAACCTCTCGCAATAAGAAAGGCATCGCTAGGCCCGCTACTGTCGGCACTACTACTAAGCCCTTTAGGGTTCCTCTCGGACCAGACGGGAAGCCTATTCCCGGAGCTAAAATTCAGGTTAGACAGGCTGACGGAAGCTATAAATAATGCCGAACGATTTCTTAGAGTTTGATTCTCTAGAGGAGGCGCGGGCCGCTCTGGCAGCAAGTCAGCCGGCAAGTAAGAAGCCTTACGGGAGAAGTGTCGTTGAGACCATCTACCCGGGGGTTTCTGTGACTTCTAGCTATAGAGGTCCTAACCATCCTTTATCGAAAAAGAATCCTAATTCTTTCCACGCGCGAGGGGATAAAGCCGTGGACGTCCGGGCTATCCCGGGAATGACGTTCAACGACTATCTTGACGGAATCAACAAGGCTGGTTACGACATCCTAGAATATCGCAACGAGTATATCAATCCTTCGCCTGACTCCACCGGCCCTCACTGGCATGTAGTAATAGGGGATAAAAGGGAGAAGAACTTCCAAGAGTTCGATACGTTGGAAGAGGCTCAAGCAGCCTTACAACAGACTCCTCAAGCTGCTCCTCAAGCCGAGAAGAAGGAGCCGTGGAAACCTACAACGTTTAATCAGGAAGTCGCGCCTAAGGCCCAGTTGTCTGAGGCGGAGATCGGGAATGTTAACTACGAGACGGATTACGTCCTGAATGACGATCAAGAATTCGCTGTCAGAGACATCCAGAATAGATTGTTCGCTGCCAGAGGAAAGAAGTCTGGTCAGAAAATCATCGACGGGATTAAGAGGGACTACGGCCGTCTCTTCCCGAATATGACGGATGACGACCTCCGTTATGCCGTTCAATATTACCAGAACGGTGGAAAGGCTCCTGTTGACTTTTTCTCTTCCGGTACGAACATGTCGGAGTCGACGGCTAAGCCGGGGGACACTGTAGTGAAGGCCCCTCCACCCCTGTCGCCGGTTGAGGTAGGTGTCAAGAAGGCCGAAGAGATGTATGGGGATACCGGGAGGGGTGTCAACGCCGCTCTCGGGAGGCAACTTGCTAAGGGCTTGATGACCGAGGATGACTTCGCCGCGTACATGCGTGACGTAGAGAATCGTCGTGGGGCCGAAGAGCGTTTCTGGGGCGATCAGGGAGAAAGAACTGAGAACCCGATTCTAGATGCCGCTGCCGGCTTCGTGGGCGAGATTGTCGGGGACATCAATCCGACGTACCTGATCGCTCCCGGCCAGTCCGCTGCTGGTAGAATCCTTGGACAGGGCCTCGTGAACGCCGCCACGGATGTTCCGACTCAGTTGATGGAGATGGATCAAGGGCTTCAGAAGGAGTACAACCCTACCCAGACGGCAGTTAACTTTGCTGCTGGTGCCGCCTTCCAAGGCGTCTTCGAAGGTCTCGGTAAGCTGGCTAGCAGCCTCGGTAAGAAAGTTGAAGTCGAGGCGGATGGAACTCCTTACGTGGATGTCCCGTCTCCTGAAGGCTTAGTTCGTGTCTACGATCCGAGTAAGCCGATCTCGCGGAAGGCTCAGTTGAAATCAACTACGGCCGCTGCTGCTACCGCGCCTGTCTCTGCCGTTCCTAACCCCGTCGAGGTTCCTAGGAATACTTCGTGGAAGGCTAAGGAGAATGTCGACGCCGCGGTCGCAACGGTGACTGGGGAATGGAAGGCTGCTCCTGAGTTTACGACTTATGGTAAGTTCGCTGATCTTCCGGACAAGGAAAAGATTCAGATCGTTCAGGATACCGAGGGTAGACCTGAAGACGTAAAAGCTTGGACTGACAAAGACGGCAAGGTCCACATCATTGCCGACCACCTCGACGGCCCTGAGGATATTCCTGCCATCGCCTTCCACGAGGCGTTAGGCCACGTCGGCCTCTCCCGCCAGTTCGGGGCTCGCCTCGATCGTGTGCTTGAGGATGCGTACAGAACTAACGACGGCCTCCGTGAGAAGGTTGATGCTTGGTTTGCTGAGGGTGGTAGGGTACCTGATAGCGCCGACTCCCCGACTGCTAGAGCGACTGAGGAAGTCCTTGCTGAAGCCTCCGAGCTCGGAAAGATTGATGCTTCCTTGTTCGACAAGGTGAAGAACATCCTGAAGGACTACGCCCGTCGAGTAGGGATCAAGCTGTCTTACAGTGATAGAGAAATCCGAACCATCCTTGCGATGGCGCATTCCCGTGTGACTAACGGCGGTGGGATTACTAATCCGGGCGCTTCTGGCAATAAGTACATTCGAGTCTACCACGGTTCGGCGGCTGATTTCGATAAGTTTGATCTTAAGTACTTAGGGACGGGAGAAGGGGCTCAAGTTTTTGGTCATGGGCTGTACTTCACTGAGACCCGAGATATTGCGGACCAATACCGCCGCAAGCTTTCGGATGCCTATACGGTTACTATTCCAGACAGCGATTACCCCGGTAATAGGGTAAATCTTTCTACAGACGGATTAATTAGAAGAGTAGAAGGATTAGACTCGAAATTACAAGGAGCAATCCACAGTCTTTATCTTGATATGAAGAATGGCTTTCGATTAGAGGAAGCCGCGGAAGGCAGAAAAAATCTTGCCGGCAATAAACCAGAATACTCTGAACTTATAGAAGAAGCAAAAACTTTTCTCAAGGACTTAGGGGCCGGCAACAATCAAGGAAGGCTTTATGAAGTAGACCTCCCTGATGATATGCATTGGCTTGCTTGGGATTTCCAGCCTACTGACGCCCAGAAAGCGAAACTGAAAGACCTTGGTATCGAATACGGTACTCAAGCAGAGCTCCGACAGCTGTACGGGGAGTATTACACCGCTCAACAGAAGATGCTCGACGCCGAGGATGCTCTCCAAGAGTTGAAAGAGAAAGGCCTACAATTCTCAGAAGATGCAACAGAGGGGCAGAAGTCTTTCGGGGCAGGACTTACCCCTGAGTACGCTAAGGAATTAGCTAAACTCCGTGACGCCGAGACGGCGGTGATGTTCCTCCAACACGAGATTGACAACGCCTCGCCTAGCGGAGACATCCTTTATAAGAAGCTGTCTGCAAAACTCGGCGGGGATGCTCAGGCCAGCAAGGCGTTGAAGGACGCGGGTTTTGATGGGATTAAATTCTTAGACGGTTTCTCTCGCGATTATGGGGAGGGATCTCATAACTATGTCGTATTCGACGACAACCATCCTAAGATTGTCAACAAGTATGTCAGAAAGAAGCCTTCCCCGACTTCTGAGAAGGGGAAAGAGAAGTCTGTAAACAAGTTCGTCAACAACATCAACCTCGACAACCTGAAGTCGTCGGAAGACATTGCCGCGGTGATGAAAGCCGTAGAGAAGGAAATTCCGAAGACTAGAGTGTCTCACGACGAGGTGAAGGCCTTCGCTGACGCTAACGGGATGTCGTTCAAGGACGTCCGGGACTGGGCATCTGATAACGGAGGGGCCCGTCTCCTCGCGATGCGTCGTGTCCTTGTCCAGTCAGGTGAGCGGGTGATGAAGATCGTCCGCGCGATTGATGAAGGTGATAACAGCGATATCAATCTCCGCGTCTTCGCTCAGAGGATGGCGACTCACCGACTTATCCAAGACTCGGTGTCGAGAGCTATCTCTGAAGCAGGTAGGGTTCTTAATGCTTTGAAGATTACGGCGGAAAGTAACAGAGGCGATCTCGACGCCCTCCGTTACGTCGCTAAGAAGACTGGGGTTGAAATCCTAGAGAGTAAGGGCGGACTGGAGGCGCTAGCTAAAACTATCGCACTACACGCCGACAACCCTGCCGCGGTTAACAAGATCGTAGACGACGCGTTTAATCCTCTCCCAGAGGACTACATCCTCTCCTTCCGGTACAACATGATGCTGTACGGGCTCGGGACCCATGTTAAGAACGCCCTAGGTAACGCCGGATTGACGTACACTGACTTGATTGAACACGGGTTGGCCTCGGTTATCGGTCAGAGAAAGAGATTCGCCTCTACCCCTGATCGTGTCTCTGCCAGAGAAGTCCTTTCCAGACAAATGGGCATCTTTCAAGCTTTGACTGAGTGGGGGACGTACACGGAGGCAATGAAGTCGTACAAGGAGGGTAAGCCTACCCACTCCGTCAGTAAGGTGGAAGTCGGCCAAAATCTCTTCACTAAGAAGTTCGGGGCTCCCGGACAGGCCCTCGAAGTGCCTACCAGACTGCTGTCGATGTCCGACTCCTTCTTCCGTTCGCTCCTCGAACAGTCGTCGTATAACGGGCTGGCACATCGTATCGCCATCTCCGAGAACCTGAAGGGTCAGGACTACCTCGATCGGGTTGCCGACTTGCAGAAGAATCCTACCGACGGTATGAAGGCGATGGCTGACGCCCACGCTGCGTTGACTCAGCTAGTGGACGAGCCTTCGATTATGGGCAAGGTTCTTGAGAACATCAAGAGCCGCCCGAAGAATCGGAAGAACTACGGGGCTAGGGCTTTACGTTTCGCCTTCCATATGATTACTCCGTTCTCTCGTGTTACAGATAGGTTATTCTGGATGGCGATGAGAAGGACTCCAATTGTCGGCTTCCTAGATAGAGTGAACCGTGAAGACTGGGCTGCTGGTGGTGCCAGACGTGACCTCGTCCTCGCTAGAATGGCTCTCGGCGCTGCCGTAATCGGGTTCATGACAATGAAGTTCCAAGACGGAGAACTCTCCGGCAACGGCCCTACTAATTACGACAAGAAGGCTCAAATGGAAGCCGAAGGTTGGCAACCGAACTCTATTAAGTTCGGGGATACTTGGTACTCCACCCACTTCGGTGAGACGATGCAGGATAAGGACTTCAAGGACGCTGACGAGGTGACTAAGGTCTTCGAGCTCATGGCTGCCGGCGCTAACGCCTTCGTGGATAACACTTTCGCGGAACAGATTGCTTCCGTCTTCGCCATGGTTGGTAAGGGGGGCCTTGCTGAGAACGCTAGAGAGAACTACCTCACGAATATGGAGAAGTCGTTCATTCCTGCCGGCGTTCGTCAGTCGGCCGAGATTGCCGACGGGAAAGTCAGAGACGCCACCGGTGACGGCACTATCGGTGGTAAGCTTAAGGGCGGTCTGAAGACCTCGACCCCGGGGCTTAGGGATGAACTCCCGATTAGACACGACGTCTACGGCAGGGAGATCGACTCGAATAGGAATATCTTCGCAGTCTTCATGAGCAAGACGGAGAGTAAGGACCCGATCGTCAACGAGATTAAGCGACTAAGTAAGGTCAACGACGACAAACCCCTCGTCACCCCTTCTGGGCGGAAAAGCTTAGAAGCCTCCTTGAAGGTTAAGAAGCTCGATGCTTCTATAATTCAGGAGTACCAGAAGTTAGCAGGGACGTACATCTATGAATCCCTGAAAGAGAATATCAACTCCCCGGAATGGAAAGAAATGACCGACGAGGAGAGGATAAAACTAGTGAAGAAGATCACTACCGCCCAACGTAAATTTGCCCGAGAAGACCTTTTCGACGGTTTAGATTCAGAGAAAGAAGGAGATAACGATGAGTGAAACTGATGCGGAAAGGTTGACAAGGTTGGAGACTCAGATGGAACAAGTGTTCGAATTCCAGTCTGACCACAAAGCAATAACTAAGGAAATGAATGAGAAGTTAGATAATCTTCTGGCTCTGCGTCATAAGGGTCAAGGGGCCTTCTGGCTCGCCTCCGCCCTATTCGGAACCAGTATTATCGGTCTCGTCTCAACAGTATGGGGATACTTCACTCATGGCTAATAGGAACTTAGACGCGCTACAGCCTAAGGTTGCCGCGGCCGCTAAATCGGCACTAGCCGAACTGAAAGCACAAGGCGTAAAATATGTCGTCACTTGTACGACTAGAACCCGCGCTGAACAGGCCGCGCTATACGCCCAAGGAAGGACTAAGCCGGGACCTAAGGTAACTAATGCCAAAGCCGGACAGTCTTTCCACGAATACGGAGTAGCCTTAGATATCTACCCGATTGTAAACGGTAAAATCGATTTCGCCGGAAGTCAACTCTCTACTTGGCGGAAGATTGCGGAAGCATTCAAAAAGAGGGGTTTCGAATGGGCATACGAATGGAAGACATTCAAGGAGATGCCTCACTTCCAGATGACCGGTGGAAAGCCGTTGTCTTATTTCCAAAATGGAGGAAAACTATGAAGTTTGTTGAATTTTTCGAAGGCAAGAAGCAGTACATCACCGCTATCGCGATAGGTGTTTGTGCCGGCTTAGAAGCTTATGGAATTAGCATTCCCGAGTATGTATACGCAGGTTTAGCGGCCTTCGGTATCTACGCCAATCGTTCTGCCCTAGCTAAGGCACAGACCCCAAGTGCTTAATTTCTTCAAAGCCGTCTTCTCGTTCTTCTCAGGGATTGTGGAGTACCTTCGGCAGAAGGATCTCATCCAAGCAGGAGTCGATAAGGCGGTCGCGAAGAGTAAAACCGAAGACCTTGAAAGGGTGGTAAAAGCCGATGAGATTCGTGAAGAAGCTCGCCGTGACGCTTCCGCTATTCCTTCTGATGTCAGCCTGCCAGACGATGGGTTCCGTAGGGACTGATGCAAAGGCTATGTGTCAAATCTTTCGACCGATTTCTTGGTCGCAAAGTGATACTAGGGCTACGCAAGAGGAAGTAACCGCCCATAACAGGGTGTGGAAAGCTAATTGCGATAAGTAAAAAAAGACCCCCTAGGAGATTTCCTAGGGGGTTTTCTTATAACTTAAAGCTCTCGGGGATCGTTTCGACCATCTTCCTCTAAGAACTCTTCGGTAGCCTCTTTGAATTTATCCCAATCTTCCAAACCATAATCGAAAAGCAACTCTAAATAATCTCGAATATCTAGGAGCTTCATGTACTCGTCTAAATCAACGGAAATGTACAGCTCCTCTATCTTGGTAAAATCACCCATCTTTGACGTCTCCTATTGCTATGATATCGCATACTCCGCCTTGGCAAGCGAATTCTTGTGAGCCTGTAGTCATATCCTCTGTCTCGTAAAAAGAGAGATCAGACCAGTCGATTACCGGCTCCGGATGATCTCGTACGAATGTGGTGAACTCATCCTTAGTAATCTCTTGGTAAGGAGCTTGCTTGTAATTCCCGCCGTCGTATGGAAGAAAAGCAACGCCGGAAAGAATATCGAAGTTCTCATAAACCCACGCACCGACTTCCATCCACTCGTCTTCCTTGACGTAGATCGTCGCTGAAGGCTTGTGTTCACAATAATTCTCCTGTAACTTCTTCCAGACTTCGAGAAGGTCAATGGCTGTGAGCTTGTCTCTGGTCACAGCATTTTCCGGGGCTCTTACCGGGAAATAAAAAACCGAAGTAGCTTCTGGAGCCATGACATCAGGCTCATGATAAACTCCCGCGTCTTTAAGAAAAGCTGTGAGAGGATCTTTATTATCAGCTCGGACTGTTCTAAGATAAAAATTACTATGCCGAGGATGAAGGCCACTAGCAGAATCAACCAACTGAGAAACAGTCCCAGAGGGTTTGACACAAGTAATCGCAGCAGATTGAGGGATACCGAGTCGCTCGGCCCACTCCTTATTAGTTTCGATAGCAACTCCGCGTAACGCATTCAACGTCTCCTCATTCAGGATTCCAGGATTGTCAAGTATTCCTGTAAGAGAGACTCCTAAAAGTCTTTCTTCGTCACAGTTTCGTTTCCAGATTGCTCTGAGGTACTTGAAATCGGTAAGAGTACTCTGAATTGTTCCAAGAATTGTTGCGAGGCGTGTCTTTCTACTAAGCGACTCCAAGCTGTCATCAGCGCGAACGACGACTTCCGTAAGGTTACAAAACTGGAAGGGTCTGAGAATGATCTCAGAGCATGGATTAGTTCCGAAATCATGGTCAGAATCTCGTCTCCCATTTCTTGCAGCAACTCGTTGGGCGGCGTCTCTTGAGAAGATCCCGGGTTCTCCGGCGTGTGAGGCATACAGCTCGTTCCATTTCTTCATGAAGAAGCCTACGTCAGGCTTCCTGTTTTCATACACGGCGGAGTTATTAGCCAGTCTCCGGATACCGTCCTTCTCCCACCACGCACCTGTCTTACTGGTGGACATTCTGTCGTCCGTACAATCGAAGAGAGAAATCATCGCTGAGCGGCGGACACCTCCCACGACTACAACGTCTCCGACCTTACACATGAGGTCATGGCATTCTAGGGAAGTTAGCCTTCTACCTGCGGCGTTTTCAAACAGCTTAGTAGCGAAGCTGAAAAGGTCGACCAGAGGTCCGGGGCCTGAAGCACGTCCACCGAAAGTCTTAAGTCTGCTTCCTTCAGGCCGGACTTTACTAACGTCCCACTTGGGCCGCTGACCACCAACGAGTAAGGATATAAGCTCTCTGAAGCTTCTTGACCATCCTTCTTTACTATCTCCAACGACAATGACAGTATCGGAGTCGTTAAACTCTTCTGCAATTCTGGGGAGTTGGTTGACATATTTATTCTCCACTGAGAAGCCTACTCCGGTTCCGCACATCAGGATATACATTCCTTCGTCGAAGGAACGTAAGCTGTCTACGGGGAGATAGGCGCAATTGTAAGCTGCGACGTTGCAGCGATCTAGGGCAGGGCCGGCGGTCATCATGGCCCGCATACTCGGCATTACTTCAAGATTGTAGATGGCGTTATATAAATCCATCTGATCGCCATGATTCATTCCATAGCCCGACCTATTAGTATGATCGTAATAGTACGTCACTAACCGATCAACGGTTTCTTCCCAAGTCTCCCTACGGTTTTTATTCTCGATCCATCGGGCATAACGGGACTTATGGATAAACTCCTGTAAAAGGGAGTTAAATGGGGTCGTCTTCGTCGAGGTCGAACTTTCTCTTGTCAAATTTTTCTTCTTTCGTAATCTTGGTGTCTTGTCGTCTCTGACGATACTTCGGCGTTCGTAAGTCCCTAGTGATATGGTTCCTTCGACGCATCTCTCTTCTTCTCTTGTCGCTGAACTTATTCAAGCCGACCATTTTCTTCTAACTCAATCAAGATTTCAATATTATGAATTGCCTTACGAAGATCTTCGATCCCGGCTTTATCGCGATATCTCGTGATGTACTTCACGGCGTTAGCCTGACAATAGTTCAGATTATTCGCCATGGCGTATTCGATAGGCTGGATTTTATACCCCTTGTAATGGGATCCGCCGACTTGTTCAGCTAGAGGGCTCGACATCTTCCTCAACTCTTCGTTGGAATTCTTCCGGGGATAAGGAAGACAAGCGTAGTGTATCGGCTTCCCATCCCAACCAGAAATAGAAATCTGTCTCACTGAATTGCTCTCTTTCCCCCTTAGTCTTCGTCGTCATCTTCATCCGTTTCTAGATTGTCTACAAAATCAATAATCTCTTCTAAAAGATCGTATACTTCTTCTAGTTTATTCGCTAAGTATGTCTTGTCTCTGGCGTCCATGTCTCTTCTTAATCCTCTCAGACTTTCTTTCTCTTACCGTCTTGCCACGATCCGCAGCTTTGGCAATGAATCCTCTGTATTTCGAAGTACTTCGTCCTGCGAACACCTCTCGACTGAAGTTTCTCACTACCGCAAGCGCCGCAAGCGATGCCTTTAGTTTTACCAGAGTGTGGGTGATTCCGGATATACGGTTTGATCCTGTTGTACAACTTCTCAAGAAGGACGACGTCCTGCTTACAGTACTTCCCCATCTTCTTCTGAGCTTTCTCATCGCCATTATCGACCTTAGTCCAGAGAGCCATGCCTTCGTGTTCAAGCTTACCTCCTAAGTTAAGGAACGGAGCGACGAAACCCAATCTGTTCATGAAGAAGCCGAACTTCCTCACTTGTTTCAAGACGTCGATAGACGTGATAGGAGGCGGGGGCGGTAGTTTTGCAAGAAGGAACTCCCCCTCCAATTTCCGGAGGTCGTACTTGTCCCCGTTATATGTGACGACGATGTCGGCCGCTGATAACATCTCGTGGGTCCTACGAACCATTTCTTCATGTCCGTGTTCCCATTCGGAAAAAAGGAGAGTCTCCCTACTTCCATACCACTTCAAGCCTACGCAGAGTAAGCCTCCATGTTCGATGATCTTCTCAGGAGTGATATTCTCCTGCCAAGGTTGCCAGACGTAAGCCTTAGTCGGCTTCCATTCAATATCTAATAATAGAATCTTACTCACGTATTTTCTTTCTTAATAGAGCCGTTTTCTCTAGGGCTATTTTTCTTGCGCCTTCGGCCACTCTTTTTCTTTTCTGGGACGAACCACCCTGTTCCTCTTTCAAGATAGTTAGCCATCCGTCGTAGAAGTTCCGAGTCTGTATGCCGTCCGACGACTCTATGATTACAGTAATTACAGAGCAATCCTCTAATCTCTCCGGTTTTATGGTTATGGTCGACTGCAAACCTTCTGGGGAATTCTTCAGAGTGTCGTAAACATACTGCGCAACGGCCCTCTTGACGTTCGTACAGTTCGTTATATTGCGCGACGGTAATTCCGTATTTTCTACGGAGATGGTTACTTCTGGTTTTTTCCGGGTCATGTCGCTTCTGGGACATCAGGAACCTTAGCTACGTTAGTTAAATACCTCGGTCCGTTGCTGTAGAGGAAAGTGCGTAATCCCGGCCAACAAGAGTGCTTAAACGCGCAGTACGAACAACCCGTTCCAAGCTTTCTGTTGCCTGACTTCCCATCTTCCTCGTCAGGATAGCAGCGGGCAGGCGGCTCATCGGAGGCGATAACCTTCTTAAGATGGGCGATCCTGTCGTCGACCGGATAGTCGTTGATGATAGATGTACTCAACGTAGACAGTGCGAGAGAGCCGTTCACCTTCTCCATGGCGAGCCACGCGGCGGGCTGCTTCGGTGTTTCTACTTGAGCATAGCCTGAAAGCTGCTGAGTGTACCCGAACGGATCATCCTCATGTACGACATTCCTGACGAACTTCCCGAAGCCGTAAGGTGACGCAGACTTCACATCTACTAGGACACCATCAATCTTACAGTCGATATGTCCCTTCACACCATCAACTTCAACCTCCTTCTGCTCATCCTCGACCGTATGGCCGGCTTCCTTCACGAGGAAGATAAGAAGTTGCTCTATGACGTCTCCGTACAGGAACTTGAAGTACGTCTTCGACGAGATGTCTTCTTGAGGGTAGTCCTTCGCCATGTACCATAGCTGTCTGTCCTGCTTACCCAAAGAGGAAAACCGAAGGGGGTTGTTGAGCGGCTCTCGCTTTGCGAGCCGTGTCCGGAGGACTTCTTTGATATTCTCTGCAAAGGCGTTAAGGTTGTCTTCATTCGGCTCGTGACCTTTGTTAGGATCGAAAAGGTCGTAGACATCCTCAATCACTGTGTCAATCGTTTTGGGCAACTACGTCCCTCTCTTCTACTTCTATTAATTCGAACGCCCACCCCTCGTTGTCGTACTCTCTGTCCTTCACGATGAACCCCTTGAATAAGAAGTCATTCGCTGCGGCCCAGATGTCTTTCAGTGAAGCGGGATCGTCTACGTCTACTGCACAGCCTCCTGTGTATTCGAAGGTTCCTGTGCGCTTAAATTTTAAATAGGCTCGTGCCATTACTCTCTTTCTAAAGGAGGTCCGATATGTGCCTTACGTACGATTACACACTTTGTATAGAAACTTCCTCTAACACGAAGTACTCGGACAAACATACTCGTGACCTAATTCCTACGGCGGTTTTATCCGGGTTCTTCCATTAGGCTTTGAAACTGGATCACCAGTACCGAATGCTCCCATTTGCTACGCTGGCGGGATGGACCCATACTGCTGCGATTCGGTGATACTCTTCCGCGCTGGTGCGCCCACGGTCGAGAGATCGATTATTCTACAGGATCGTCGAGGTCTTCGACGCTGTCGTCTAAGCCGAAGTCCTTCTTGAACTGCTCGGCTTCCATTTCCTTCCGCGCTCTGGCCGCTGCGGCTTCGGCGTAGAATGGATCGGACTCATCAATCGGCGGAGCGTCATCCTTACCCTCGTAAGGGACAAGCTTGAGTACGCGGACACTGCGAAGATACATTCCCTTCTTCTTACCCGGACCGTGATCCTGAACGACGAATGAAACATCGGCGTCAGTTCCGTTGCCAAGGAGCTTATCCTGATCCCAAGCTTCGCCGAGGATGTCCACAATCTTTGGGGGTCTGTTTCTTTTCGGCAACCCCGTCTCAGGATCGGGGTCTTTTCTAAACTCCGAGATCTTGAAAGTGACGTGAGGCTTACCGTCTAAGTAACCGTCCTTTGTCTTTACTCGATCCGTTAGGCCAGCGGTCTTAAACTCCTTCACGGCAGATTCAGGGATTTCTAAATCGAGTTTCCACTCCTTCCCGTCCTTGCTATAGTTCAGAACCGGATCACCGAGAATCCTAGCGTAACTAAGCTTCCCACGAATCGTCATATTAATAGTATTCTTCAAAAATTTTCTCCAAAAGATTTCTAGAAAGTATAAAGCATTTTACTTTATACAGGTATTATACCACGTTTCT